TGCGGAATCGTTCAGACACTCGTTTAAACGCAGCCTGCTGGGCTGCCTGCCAAACCTCGTAGCTCCATCCGCCGTCATCTTCAAACGCCTTGCTGCCAACGAAATCGCAGTATTCCTGTTTACACTCGTTCATAGGAAGGCCTGAAACTCTGCCAGCTTCTGAGCGTAGTGACGGGCTTTCTCGCTATCGTGAGAACCCTCCTTATGCCCCTGTCGCATAGCGTATTTAATGATGTTGCCCTTAAGGAATCCTACAAACTCCTCAGGCGTTAGTACTGCCTCCATCACAGACCATGGTTGCATATCCATGTCTTTGTAATGACGACCATCTATTTGGTAATCATCTGCTCTTTGAATCATTTTCTTCCTTTAGTTTAAACATATAGTGCTGTGTTGGAAACTTTGCTTTGGTCTTTACAAACTTGCGGAGCCAGTCAGCCCCGCCAAGATCTTGAAACATTAACCACTCAAGGTCAGACATCCTGACCTGACGGCCTATGAGCGGCATAGGTGGCTTAGGTCTGGGCACGCTTCATACTCCTAACGTAAGCGGCAAAGCTTGCCGTGGTGTCGCCACCGTTTTTCATGGCATCAAATTCCTTAGCCACCTCTTCCAAGGAATCGTTCCTGATTTTGTTAGAGATCGGGTCAAGTTGCTTGATGATCATCTGCCGCTTACGCCATCCCAGCGCACGCTCCCATATGTTTAAACCTTGTTCGCTCATATGCTTTCCTTTAATTTAATTCCAAGTAGTTTATCTAAACGTATTGGTGCATTTTTTTCCACCGAATTCATGTTGCCATTTAATGGCGGTCTGAAGCAATGGATATACAAAGATTCAAGTCTATCCATAACATCCACGGCACAAGGAATGTATGCGTAACGATCAAAGATTTTGGTATGTTGAGCAATGCGTGAGTAAACATTTACCGATTGACCAACATAAACAATCTGATCGCCCGCAATTAAAAAGTAAACCCCTGAGGACTGCTCCCAAGGTATAGCGGTAGCAACAATCTGCTCCCTCGTTAACAGTGCTTTGTCCGTTAGCTGACACGAAATAACATTCATCTTCTCTTCATGTTGCAAGGTCGCCAACCTAAACTCTAGGTTTGCAATCGTTGCCTTCAAACCATTGGCATAAATCAAAGCCTCTTCTCTATCTGCCTCTCTCTTTTCTCTTTTTGCCCGCCGCGTAGCCACACCTTTTGCCGCACTAGCTTTACGTTCTTCGGGTGTTTTAAGTTGCATGGGAGTCACGTGTTCTTCTCCTTAAGTTTGGCTTCATGTGCCGCCATAATGTCTGCAACGTATGGCTTATTAGCCAAGCTGATTTCGTGACGCTCCTCTTTGGTCAGCCCTACCCATGTGCGCTGTGGTGTAGCGTATAAAGGCAAAGCCCGTTGGCTTGGGTGAATTATTGCGGGGTCGTCAGTCACAAACGCATATTGACCTTCTTGCGTGTAAACCATCCACGCCACAGGCTCTTGCTTTTGCTTTGTATACAAAGGCAACACCTGACCAAGTGGTGTAAACAAAGGGCTGTCTTTGTCTGTGCTGACCGCGCCGTTGGTTGGGTCGTACCATGCTATTGGCTTCATGGCTTCTCCTTCAGCACCGCCTCTAGCTTGTCAAGTGCTTCGTCCCAAGTGTTGTAGTCAATGCTATTTGTAAAAGCTTTGACAACCGCCAGTGCCGCCTGCTCAATCTTCTTTAGCCTGCGAACCTCTAACTCAATCTCACCCAACACCAAATCCATTTCTCTCTCTGCATCAGTCATATGAGTCCTTAATGATCTAGTTTGTTTAACATCTCATCCGTCAGTTCTCTCACTCGCAGCAACGCGGCTTCCATGTCTGCCTTGTGTTTAAACTCACGTGTGATAGCCAGCTTAATGTTGGCCAAAGTTGCATACATGTCTACACCCTTCAGAGCAAACATAAGGTTATTCTCATCATCCGGATATTCAAATTCCAGAATAACTTTGTTTTTCATGGCGTGTAAACATTCATCATGAGAACAATCGCAGTCACAGCTAAAATGCAAATGCACGTCCACACCAAGTCTTCGTTGCGAGGTGACTCACCTAACAGGGTGGATTGAACCCACAGTTCCTCAGGCGTGACCTCAGGCGGTGGTGCTATATACATGCATCCAATCAAGACCTTGCCAGTGTTATACGGTGTAGTTTTCATATGTCTCTTTCTTGCGTTCACGTCTAAGCCAAAACCCCCGTTGGCTCTTAACCATTTTCTTGGCTAACATTTCCTCAGGGGTGGCACAACGTCTGTCTTTACCATGTTCGCCAATGCGGTGCATGTCAAACGACTCGTTGCTTGAGAAGTATTCATTGCATGCCCTGCATTGGTTTCTTGTTCCACTAAGTTTCATTGGGAACCTCTAATCTGCGTTCGACCGAAAGCTCTTCAACAATCAGTTCAGCAAATGATTTACCCGACGGGAACCTCATCTTGGCCGCATTGTTTTGATTGACCACGGCTATGGCCTTCTCAATCCCTGCGTTGAACCCTGATGTGTATGGATCCCCAGTGGACAGGCGACTGTCAATCGCCTCCCTAATCATTTGAGCCATCGTGATCTTCTTAAGCTTGGCAAACTTCTTCATGCGTAAATGCTCGTCTTCCGAAACATACGTCATAAACGGTTTAAACTTCTTAAAATGGGTCATCGATTACCTTCGTTTTCTCGTATGAACGGATGAGTAAATCAAACTTAGCTTTGGCTTCCACGTTGCCATGAAGCTCCGTTCTTGATTCAATACCACAGCGTTTAGACAGCAAGTGGGTTGCGTCTATCTCGTTGTCGCACGACAGGAACTCTTGGAAGTCAGGGTCACGGCAAAGCATTCCGGCCTTTTGAACTCGGTTGTCGTATGGCGTAGGTGACTCATCATCTTGGATACGAACCACCGCACAGGCATACCTAGCCCCAACAAAGTCACGCAGAATCTCTTCCGGTACTTCGTCAGGGTGCAGAGCAAGCGTCAAGATAAAACCAGTGCGGTCTTGCTTGAGCGCTACCTTACGGGCTTCAAACTGAAGCGCCATTAGGCTTCTCCGTGATCCCAAGGCGGGACTCAAGGTAAGAGATTACATACTCAAGGCCGTTGTGGTGAAGCTTTGCTTGCCTCAATTCCTCATGGAGGGCACTGATCCTGCGCTCCTTTGCCTCAGATATATTCTCCCATTTATCCATTTCGCTGTTTAAACGCTGAATCTCTTTACGCAGCAATTCCTGACCGGCAGTTGGAGGGGCGACTACCGGCTTTACCGCTTTCACCTTCTTAGGTTTCAGTTTATGTAAAACTTGGTAGACATAGGTAACAGTAGCGTTACATGCTTCCGCAATGCCTTTGGGCGATACAGAAGGATTGGCCTGTTTAAACTCTCTAATTTGTTTTGCTTTGTTCATCATGTTCTCTCCTCAGAATGGGACTTCGTTGTCATCAACAGGGAATTGTTGGGCTTGGCTCTCTTGACGGATACCGCCTTGCTCTTCCGGTACAAAGCGGTTTACTTTCAAGGCCAAGTAAGTCTTGCCACTGGTGGGGCTGACGTTCTTCCAACCGGATAGCTTGATGATGGTCAGGCCGTTCTCAGTCTTGATGTTGGTCAGGTCTTTAAGGTTAAGGGCAATCGTGCCTGAGTAGTCAGGAGACAAAGTAGTCTTCTTGACTGGCTCGGCAAACAGATTGCCTGAGTCAGGGCGTGTCTCGAAAGGCTTGTCGTAGGTTCTCTTTGGGTAGGTACTCATTTTGTTTCCTCAGTTAGTTGTATCTTCAATGCCTTGAAGCGGTTAAGAACTTCCTCGTAAAGAGGAGGGTGCGTAAGCTTCAGCGAATCAAGCTGAATCTCATTGCTCTTCCAGTAGCTGTTTAAACCTGCTACTGTGGTGCAGTGGGTCGTCCACTCAATCATTGACTCGGTAAAGAACTTACGGCTCTCATCCGAGGGATCCCATTCGGTGGGTTGTGCTTTAACTTTGGGTGCAGTCTTGGTAATGATCTTCTCGTACTTCGGCCCATCTTCCTTTTTAGTCAGTTCGCCCATGGTGGTAGGGGCATCGTCTGACTGCGGAAGATCGTCTCCCGAATAGATGTACAGGCCAAGTCCATGCAGAGCTAAGGCTTTGGTCATGCATCGCATGATAGCCGTGTTGACTTGGAAAGCGTCAGGGCTTTGGATAGGTTGGTTACGGTGGTTCATCACTGGCAACATGCATGTGCGGCCTTGGCCAAACATAGTGACGGTGACCCAAACCATGCCTGTGCCATTCACATCCATGTAAGGTTTGTCAGCGAACGTGTGGACAATGAATGACGCAGTGGAGTCAGCCTTGAGAGCCTCAGCCCATGCCCACGCCCATGACAGGTAAGTTAGGCCATTCTTCTTCTCGGTGTGCTCGTTGACGTTGAGCTTTAGTAAATCATGCGGTGACATTGATTTCCCCTTGGTACTGTTTACACCACTTGCTGACTCCACAGAAATCTCCTGTGCATCGCTTGGGTTCTCCTTGGCGGGTTTCGACATAGCCTTTTTCCTTTTCTGCCAACTCTGTGGCTTCTTCTATGGTTTGAAATAAACGGATCGCAGACTTGCGTCCTTCTCTCTTCACGGCAAAGACGGTTTCGCTCATCCATCTTTCCTCATCGGTGCAAGCCTGTAGCTCCTCACCAAACTCATGATTCACCTTGGCATTGCGGTGCATCTCTAAACGCTTACGGACGTAGGCCTCTGTGGTTACAGAGTCCCACATTGGGATGTCAATCATCACGGCCTCAGCTTCGGGATAGTTGTCCTGAGCAGAGTGGGGCGTGTAGTCTTTGATGATCGCGCAGATCTGCAAGCCCTTGACTGGCACACGTTTGACCGACTCCACAAGCCACTTGTAGATGTTTAGTTGAATCTCCCAGTCATCTTTGTTACGTGCCATGGCTTGCATCACTGACCAAGCCTTGACAAACTTGTAATCAATGATCACTACCCCGCCCTCGACTTGTTGTTGCAGATCAATCGCTCCGCTGATCACCACGCCATCGACTTCCGTAAAGATGCGTTCCTCGTTGGTGTAGCCCTCACACTCTTTGGCCTCAAGCTTGCCGTGCATGAATGTGCCTAGCTGAGATGCGATCAGCTTAGTCACGTCAATCTCCATCTCGCCATCGTACTGTTCGCGTAACCTTCTAATCTTTGGTGGCGACATTAGCTCAGTCACGCTATACTGTGATGACCCCTTACTGTAGTAATTGCGTGAGAGCAAAGCCACTATGGGCGCGGGCAGATTCTGTTTGTTGGTTATCTTCATCTTCTCTCCAAGGTTGTTTATGAATCCGAACTACAATAATAGTGATGTTACACCAGAATTGCAAGTGCTATCACAAATTATTTTTGGTGAGCCAGCTTCGAAAGCAAACTCTCGTAGAGTTGTACGCTTCGGTGGTATGTCTAGACTGATTAAGTCTGCTAAAGCATTAAGTTACTCTGATGTTTTTAGGCAACAGTGCAAGCCATTGGCTACCCTAATGACAGGGGATCTGCGGATTACTCTGCATATTTATTACGCCTCAAGGCGACCCGACTTGGATGAGAGCCTGATCTTAGACCTGATGCAGGGTCTTATATATGAGAACGATCGTCAGGTTAAAGAACGTCATTGCTACTGGGGGCTAGACCCTGAGAACCCGCGCACAGAGATGATCATTGAGAAGATCCCTGAGGTAGCACCCAAAAAAAAGCCCCGCCAAGCGAACCGGACGGGGCAAATCTCAACATAGGCAACTGCTGAGGAGAGAGTGCCTAAGTTTAAACCAAAACAGCAGCAAAATACAACAGGTGCGTAAAATACAGCAATTGGCCAGCAGCAGATGTTTAAACGCATAAAAACCCTCCGCCGGGTTACGCTATTACTGTTTAAACGCAGAAACTACAAACCCGGTTGGCAGAATTTGGGTTAGCCATCGCTAAGTTATTTTCTGTCTTTTTTTTGATACTGCTTGACACAACCTGAAAAGATGTGCTTATAATTCAATCGTTGCTGTCGGAGGCAATGATTGAGGCCATTTACACATGCGTTCCGCTTTACTTAATGCTTTCTGTGGGGAGAGATATTAAGCAAGGCTCCGACCGGACGCAGTTGTAAATGGCCTTTTTTGTTTTTGAGACTAGGACTGTGCAATGGGTTAGCGCCATTGTGGACGTATCTATGTTTTGAAACACACTGCTTAATGTGAGCAGGCCTAGTCTCACCCCTCCTACGACAACCGTACTCCAGACGTTACTAAGGGGTAGAAATCTGCCTGCGTGGAAGCAAAGGGTTACGTGGTATGCCGTAAGGCTAGGGGGCAGTTCCCGAATAATCCATGGTGCTGGTCGAGTCTGCAAGCATAGGGGTTCAGCTAACGCTGACATGCAGATGCCGTTAGGCGGTGAAACCAAACTCCTCCGTACTCCATGCTTGGGGTAGGGGGGTCTTTGGGTGAAAATAATCAAAAGCCCCGACAAGGGGCGTTTATAAGGGAGAGAACATGAAGCAAGAAGATATTGAAAAGGCGTGGCGGTTATTGTCCATGCACAACAGTGAGTTGTTAATAGAGAACGCAGATCTGCGTAGTCGGTTACGCAACGTAAGCGTCCGGCAAATTCTGTGGATGCGGATTCGCAATTTGTTTAGGAGACAAGAGTGAAGCAACGTGTTTACACGATAGGCTTAGGAGATCAGGTCAGGCTGATCCGTGCATCCAACCGCAGACAAGCGATAGCGCATGTGTCACTAGGGATTATCACAATACGAGTTGCCACACAGGAAGATATTATTGATCAACTAGACAAAGGAATACCTATCGAGAACTACACACTGCCCGAACAAATCGAATTAGAACTTTAATTTTTAACTGGAGAGAGAAATGGATCTTGCACAACTGCGGTCTAATTGGGAACATGCAAAACAAAATGACGGAGGCCACTGCCCTGTCTGCGATCGGTGGGGAAAGATATACCCACGTGGTATCAACCGAACCATGGCAAGGTCGTTGATATGGCTTGCCGCTAAGAGCGAAGCCGGTAACTGGGTAGACGTACCCAACACCGCACCCGCATGGGTGCTACGTTCCAATCAACTGCCCACGCTTAGATGGTGGGACTTGGTGGAACGCAATGACACAGAGAAAAGCTCAGACAACAAACACTCAGGTATGTGGAGAGCAACTGAATACGGAAAACAGTTTGCGGCTAATAAAATATCAGCCCCAAGCAAGGTGTTTACATACAATGGCGATGTAGTCGCACAAAGCACCACAATTTGCAACATCATGTCTTGCTTTGAGACTCAATTTGACTACCAAGAGGTTTTCAATTCATTCCGTTATTACGACACCAAGTAAGGATTACCATGCCACGCAATTACAAACAAGAATATGAAAACTACGACGGCACTGAGCCTGTTAAAAAGAAACGAGCGCAGAGAAACAAAGCACGCAGAATGCTTGAGGCAACAGGCGCAGTAAAAAAGGGAGATGGCAAAGACGTTGACCACAAAAAACCTTTGAGCAAGGGTGGGACAACGGT